CAAATCTTGAATCTCCGCCATACGGGAGTTTCTGAGTTCTTGCAGTTGTACAAGACGCTGTACTTCAGATTGACCCCAGTAGTAGTCGTACTGAGGATTGGGACAAAGCTGAACAAATGGGAGTTCGCCTTTTAAGAAAACACTTACGCCTTCTCGGTCGTAAATAACAACATCCGGGTCGGCAATCGTAACCATTTGATAGTCACGGGTTTCGTCGTTCCAAACCCACAACTCATACATTTTGACGGTGTCTTCACTGACGCGGGCTTTGTATCGGTTGTAACCAGAGAGATTGATGTCCACATTTCCGTAGAGTTGCGGATTGGTGGATGACATGATGATTTGCTCGACGCCGTCTGGAATGTCCTCTGAGCGTGTGTGAACAGCGCTTGAGACGCGCTTGACAATTTGTTCACGTTTGGGATGCGAGTAAAGTCGGTTGTAGAGTTCCGACTTGGTGATGTAGTAGGTTTGAACAATGGCTTCTTGACGGTCGGTGTAGGGCGCGTCTTCTCTCAAAACTCCCATCGTTGCTGGTTCCACCATGTAGGGGTGGATGCCGTTTCTCATCACAAGTTTGATGTAACTGGTGTTGTAAACCAGTGACCAGTTTAGTGCTGAGGAAAAAACTTGATCTGCGTTAGAGTTGAGCCACTCATCATTGAGCGCCATGGTGAGCTTAGGGATTTTTAAGTGCTCACTGGGGTGAACGCCTGCACCGACGTTGATTGAAAAGCGCGTGGTTTCTGCTGAGTAGAGAAACGAGGTCAGTTGATCAACGTGCGGAAATATTTTGTTAAACAGAGCTGGTGCATCATTGGGTCCGTTGCCAAAGAGGAACCAACTCCGTAGGGACGAGTAATCAGCCTTCCTCTCCTCCAAAGAGACTTGGCATTTGGCAATCAAATCGCGGTAAAACCATTCTCTGTGAAGTGGGTCTGAAGGTATTCTCATTTTTAAGATGAATCTTTAGGTATCGAGAGGTTTTGATGGTCTGGAATATAACTTGCCGTAGTGGGTCCTGTCAAATTTCCGGCTTCTTTTGGCATTAAACCAACTTTTTCACCGGCAACGGAACGGAACATATTGCCCTTGAGGATGCTACCCATGTTGAGTCCTCCTTGTCCACCCCAGATTGCGGCGTTTCCAGGTCTGTCTTCTTGAACAGCGGCGGGCGCAGGCACGTTGTTACGGGTAAAATACCCGGCTTGATTGTCGCCTTCACGGGTTGTCTTGATGTCTGTCATGTTAAAGTCTAACGCAAGCTGTTTTGCGTTTGCGTCAGTTGCCTTGGTTTTGTCGGATTTAAGTCCCGGCGCCTGTAAAAAGACCACCATAACCTCTGCATTGCACTGTTTCATGGGGCATTTAGGCTCCCAAGCCTCAAAATACCCGTGTGTTTCGCACTTGTAATCCTTTAAAACACTCATTTAGTTCCCCTTTCTAGTTGCTCATTTAATGACGGTTGGCTGTAATCTGCCTTATTGACTAATCCTACCTTAACCTTTATCTCACCATTCACCACAGTTAATCCCATTGAGCGCTTGACCATAGGCTTAGGATGGCGTCTGTACTCGGTAAACCGAGTGTTGTCTTGGTTTTGCATAACCGCAACTTCGCCTTTTGCCCATGCTTGGTACCCTTTCCAAACTCTGCGCTGTACAAATTCGCTGAGTGGCTCAGTGTTGTATAAAAACACATCGCGCAAAGTAGATAGGCTAATGCCGCAAAGGTCCGCAAAGAGGGCAATACTAATGCCGCGGTTCTTGTCTTTCAAGAAACGGCGGATTAAAACCATGAGTTGACGTCTAGGGAGTGGTTGGTCCACCGTAAACTCCTATGCGTTTTAAGTAATCAGAGACGTTTCTGCCCACTGCAATCTGCTCAGGCGTTTTGTCTTCTTGTGCGCGTGAGACTGATTTAGATATTTTGTTGGCAATGAGCCTTGGTTGTACTTGCTCTGCGTATGCGGCGGCGCCAAGAGCTAGGGCTATGACCCTGTCATCTTTGTTGCGACCAGAGGCTTCGATGCTGGAACCCTCGCGAGTAATGGTTTTCATCTCCTCAATGGTATCCATGTCGTAGATGTCTAGCATACTGCGTTCAAACAAGTCCTTGGTATAGGTGAGCATACGTTCTTTTGTGGCTTGTGTGGTTGCCCAGCCAATAGAGCCAGAGAGTCCACTCATGTTGTCGTTGCGTCTCCAGATGTAATTTGACATTGAGCCGTACACATCCATGAGTTGCTTGCCCACAGTACCCGCCATAGCGGCGGCTTGACGGCGTAAGTTCTTGAGTTCATTCAAGACCGCCTGACCCGGACCATTGATTTCAAGGTTTAGCGTTGAGTTTTTGTAGGCACCGGCTAAGTGGGCAATGACCCAAGCAAACTGGTAAGTGTTCATTTCACTCGTCGCGAAAACGGCAACTTGTTCCATGCCATCAGAGTAGCAACGACATACTTGAATACAGAATCGGTCTGCCCAGTCTGAGCTACCGTAGGCGGGGTCTGCGCCAATAACGTAGTAGGCGGTGTCAATCGGTTCTTCAAAGACTTTGAGCGTGGCGAGTTTTTCTTTGGATTTGACGACGTCGGTGTCTTGGAAGTTGGCGCCAAAGACGTATCGGTAATAGTCGGGTTGGATTTTCTTGGCAATTTTCGCGGCATCGGTACACCTCGCATTAGAAAAGAAAGATTGTCCTGACATGACAAATGCGTAGTCCTCTGTTGGCGGAAACTCTTGGTACATCAAAGATTCATCCTTGATGCCCTCAGCCAGTTTCCATCTCCACCAAGCCATTTGCCTTGAGTTGATTTCAAAGTCGTAGAGTTTTTTAATATCGCGTACCCACTCTTTTTCCTCAGGGGTGAGTTTGCCGTCCCAGTAGGTTTTGTACACATCGGTGTCTGCCCCAGCAGAGTAAAACTCATTGCGCCACCAACCGCAAAATATGGCACGTTGTGTCCTTGCCCGTTTGGCAGTGACGTACATATCGTGAAACATATTGAAGCCCCGCGCTGTGGATTCAAAGATGTAGAGGCGATTGGGGTTGGATTCAGCAAGGGAAGCTAGGAGAGATGCCAAGCCTTCTTCGTCACCCCAAGAACTTGTTTCAGTGCCGTGAAGGTAGGTAATTGCCTTACCGCGACCCAAGCTACCTTTTGCTCTGAGTCCAGCGACTTGATAAAAAAGGCGACTTCTGTTCTTGAGAGAAAGCTGGTTACGGTTGTGCGCGACAAGTGGAATTTTGTACTCTTTAGGCAAACCGTCCATATACATGGCAAGGGTGGAGCGAAACATATCTCGGTTTTCTTCGGTATCGGTTGTGAGAGTACCTTGGAGTCCGTTGTTGATAAAGTGCCAGTAGAGGTCGAGGGCAAGGGAGATAGTAGTGATTCCAAGTTGACGTCCTTTTAAGATAACAAAGAAATGGACGTCTTCTTCAAGCCCTTTGGCTATTTCGCCCATGGTGTAGGTTTGGGTACCGAGGAGGTGGTCCATGTTCTTTAGACCTTGCTCTTTGGTTTCTATTTTGAGCTGGGCGCAAAATGCGTAAAACTGTTTGAGATTAAATTTCATAATCTACGCCGCGCCAACAAATATCTTGTGATGGCAAAGGAGTGCCGTTGCCGCGTATCCACTCTTTGCCGTTCCAAGTTGACATCACAGCCAAGGAATCCGAGCCAATGATGTATAAACCGTTTCTGACTGGTTTGATATGAGAGGGAAACCAATCTGTCAACGTCAAGCCTTTCCAGCAAGGTTGACCCTTTTGATTGTGTCTTACCCATCTTTTTGTTTTCATCACTTGTTCCTTGTTTATTTTTCCCAAGGCATGATTGCCCCGTATTTGTCTTTCATAAACTGATGACCGGCATCAAAAAACTCTTTGGTCACGGATAATTCATTGCCGCCAAGGCGAAAGTTAAAGGTGTGTTCTTTGGTTGAGCAGAAATTGGGAAAGAGCTGTTTGGCAACGGCGTAAAACTCTCTGTCAACGCCCCATTTGTTTTGACCAAGAACGATGGCTATTTTCTTTAAGCGCTCGGTCTTCATGCCCCACATACACCAGTCCACAAAGTTGGTGTTGTCGTTCTCTAGCAAATTCCAAGGCTTGTGGAGGTCGCCAAGCGCCTCACAGCGGTCGTTGAATAGGTAGTTGCCGTCCTTGTCGTGGATGCTTCTAAGGGAGTATGCCCAGTCAACGCCGAGGTCTATTTTGTGCATGATGGATTCAACATGGTCTGCATCAAACCAGTCGTCATCATTGCAAAAGAAAGTGACGTCTTCGTTGATAAGCTGGGGCGCGGCGGCAAGCCAACGACGACCGTCTAGTCCGTTGCCTCCAATGTAGCCGTCCCAGTAGCAAAGGTGGGTGGAGTTGTTGGCGTACTTGTCAAACATTTTGCGGTAGGAGACGTAGGGCACTACGGCGTCCACAAGAATGTAATGCTCGACAGGAAAGGTTTGCGTCTGAATGGATCTAACGCAGTCTTCCAGTTCTGCTCGGTTTGTGGTCACGGTCACGACCGCGGCTGTCATAGTCATCGTTATCCCCTAGTATCCAATTGGCTATTGCTTCGCAAGCGTCTTTGTTTTTGGCAACCCTGATTAGCTCATCGTAACGAACTTTAGAGTATTTCTCTTTCCACTCTTTTGCAAGAAGAATCTTGGCTTTGTCATTTGTACAAGACAGCGCTCTGCGCATTTCACGGCGAATGACTTGTTGGTGCGCAAGTTTCTCCGCCGCCCAGATTTGTTCTTGTTCAGATAAAGCTGGTGCTTGAGCCAAGCAAAGCCTTTATGCGTTCAATCTCTTTGTGTGCGTCCATGAGAAGACGAGCCGACTCGGTATGAACGCGCATGAGTTCGTTGAACAGCTCGGCATGACCCATGGCATAGACACGCTCCATGTATGCTTTTTTGATGTCATCGGCGGACATGGTCATCAAGGCGTTGTGTCCGTTGACTTTGGTGTTTACAGCAGTCTCCATACTCTGACTCCTCCTTCCTCGCATCTTGCGATAAATTTAAAACCTAACTTTTTTCCAGCCCGGTAATTGGCATTGCAAACCACTTGCAGTTTGGCACCCTTCACAAAGAACGAATCCCCAACCGTCATCTGCTTGTAGGGGTAACGCGGTCTAGCTTGCGGTATGGGCACTTCTCTGTCAATGACTAAATCATCCATCTTTATATCCCCGCTAAACAATGTGATGTAATATACCACACCTAATCATCATTATCAAGGACTACTATGATTCGCACTTATAACGAATATCATCTTGGCGACCAGTTAATTCATCTGAATTTTCTCCGCCGATTGGAGATACCGGCTACGCATTACTGCAAGGCGGAGTATCACAAGCAATTACAGCCCTTAGTCTTGGGCACAGACATTGTCCTTATGGACCTACCAGCCAAGCCAGAGGACGCTGTAAACGCTTGGATAGGGGCGGACAACTACTTTTACAACCATCCCATGAAGGAGCACTGGGTTGAGTTCCATGTGGATTGGTTTAACCATCTTTGTGAGCAAATGATGATTGATACTTTCACCATAGACAAGCATGACCTACTCTTTGACTACCCAGCCCTTATGGCAATCCAAGCCGAGCAGTACGACTATCTCATCATCAACAGCCCTCCCAAGAGCAACCAGCTACCCAGCTTCAATCAAGAAGTCTTCAAAAGAATGGCTCAGGAACTCCTTGACCAAGGACACACGGTAATCAGCACATATCCCCTGCAAATATGCCCAAATACGCTTGAAAAAGGTTTAGATGTGACCCAAATCGGCGTACTTTCCAAGGCAGTCAAACACATCATAGCCGTGGATACCGGTCCCCTATGGACCACCTATAACGTCCACAATAAAGATAAAGTGCTCAGTAGAACCGTTTATCACAAGTTTATGAAGACCGGTATGCTCAATACGGAGTATCGACAAGCACTAATCTAGGGAAAAACGTAAATTTTTTTTGGGGGGAGATGGGAGGTGTACTCGCCCATAACCGAACTCAGGACCATTCGAGTTTTCAGGCATAAATTTACGCAAAGCATTGCGACGCATTAGCCAATAAATGACCAGATTAAGCAGGGCGCCGGGTATCGGTTAGCGCTGTATGCTTTGCATGCGTTACCCAAATATTAAATATTTGAAAGAATAGAATGTAATACTATTTATTATGATTCGTTTATTTCAGTTACTAATTATTTAATTAAACAATTATTATTAATAAACAATAATTTATTATTAAATATTTGATTATCAAGTATTTGATTATCAAATATTCTATCATAGAAATATTCTATCAATAATTAATTATTAATAAAAATAATTATTGAATATTAGGGTTGACATAATCATTATAACCCTTATAATTGATCTATTCGCTAATAATTAGTGAATGCAATTATCCATCAATAACCGGGAAAATATCATGTCTAATAAAATCTACGAATCAGTAACACAATCAATTATTGAACAATTGGAGAATGGCGCCGCACCATGGGTTAAGCCGTGGCGAGCCGATAGCACAGCGGATAAAAACCTACTTAGTCAAAAACCATATCAAGGCATTAATCGTTTAATCTTAGGTTTATCTAGCATGGTTAAGGGCTACGATGTGCCAGTATGGGCGAGTTTTAAACAATTCGAGAGTTTGGGCGCCAGTGTTAAGAAGGGCGAGAAGGGCACAGCAATAGTATGGTTTTCACCGATTACCAAGGAAAACAAGCAAACCGGCGAGATAGAATCATTTAACGCCCTTAAAACCTATTATGTGTTTAATGTCGCACAGTGTGAGGGTATAGAAATAACAGCATCAAAACCCGCCGATAAACCATTTGACGCTATTGAAGCCGCGGAGCAAAGAATTATCAAAACCGGCGCTTTAATCTCTCATGGCGGCGACGCCGCGTTTTTCTCCCCTAGTGTTGATCGTATCCAAATGCCAAATAAAAGCGCTTTTAAAGATGAAGCGAGTTATTATGCGACTGTATTTCACGAACTCACG